TGGAAAAATAGTACTATCTCTTCGCATGATAGCATCCTGAATAGTAATTGGATTTTCAGCTTTGGTTCTAGTTATAGCTGTAGGATCTGTAGAATTATATTTAATAGTATAACAATTATACAAAATTTCGATTAAAGCCTTTATTACATCACTTACACCATCATAATTATAACAACCCTTTCTATTTAAGTACGCTCCAAAAAAAAATATAGTATCTTGTTTACCTTGTGCATTTTTATCAAACACATTAGGCAAAGCATATAAATTATATCCTTTAGGATTATACATCATTTCTAATGCTCCTGCAAAATCAGAATTTTCAGAACCACCAGTTCCTGCTAGATACAACATTCCAAAAGAAATATCACCTTCCTGTACAGAAGGTAATAAAATACGATACATTTCCATAATTTTTGGAAACACCCCATACTCTTCTACAAAAATCCTATTTGCTCTTTTACCACGTATTTTATCTATATCATCTTTAGCTGAAACTCCTAATACTTCATTACCACTGCCTTTATTAGTACCAGTATCGAGATCTTTGTACCCCATTTTTCATGACATTTCATTTAAAGAATCTTTTAATCTTCTTGCTGGAAATTCAGTGTGTTGTGCAGCAAAATCTATCATATCAACAAATTTATTTAAAGTGCCATCTTTATTTAAATATTCTTTTTGATACGCAGTAATTAATCCTCTTACATTTTTACAAGCGTTTTTATTCTCACCTAACGTAAATAATTTAGCTAACATGGAAGCCATACAATATGATTTAGAACAACCTCGTTTCGCGATTTCTGCTGCATGTTTTCCCCCGGTTCAATTATCATATTTTCCACCATTTCTAGCTTGTTCCAAATAATGAAATCTTAAATATATACCTTCTCATACTTCAGGTAAATCTGTAATACGATCAGCTTGTTTAGTACCTTTTCTGATTTTAGATTGTACAATAGGAGAATAGTTTAAATAAAAATACATGTCTCCAGTTATTCATTCACCATCTTCAGGTCTAACCATTCCTTGCCAACATCTTTCTATCTCTAAATGTAATCATTTACCAAATTCACTGTTAGGATTGCCGTTAGGCATAAGATCTGTAATAGTGCCATATTTTTTATAATGTAAAGCTGTTTGTCTAAAATAATCCATATTTTCTAAAATGTGTGGATTACAAACATCTACAATTATTTTACCAGTATCGTCCCTTTGTAAATCTTTTGCATATAAACGATTTGGAGAAACTAAACGTTGTATGAATAAAACACTGTTAAGTATTCCTAATAAATCTTCTTGTACCTCTTTAGGAAGACTACTTAATAACTCTTCTGTTAATGGTGTTTGATATTTATTAAATTCCATATTAAACAAGTACTGAATCTTCTAATAGTTTTTTTTGACCTTGTCCTCGCATACGACCTTGTTCTTCTAATTCTTTGTTTACAAGTTTCTCAACTTCTAATAATTCTTTAATAAGTTGTGGTATTGCCTTTACAGTATCCGCAATAGATTTTACAGGATATAGAGGTTTTCCTTTACTATCTAAATCATTTAAATTCACGTCTCTTAAAAATTTACGAATATTATCAACACATATTTTTGTATCACGTAATAATAAACTTGATGTTGTTTGGGTTAGTGTTTTATAATCTTCTATGGCTTTATTTAATAATTTATCTGGTTTTCAATTTTTAGGTAAACCGCTATGTAATTTAATAGTGTCTGCTCTTGTAACATCATCTACTAAATACATATAATCACTTTTAGGATCACAAAAAAATAAATAAAACCTAATTCTTGTAAAGCTTTGTTTTTATCTGTTGAAGTGTCTCTATCTCAAACAGCTTTAAAAGTTTTTATTAATAAAGCTTCTGGTTCTATTGTAATAGTATAATTTTCTAATTTAATTAATTTCATAATAAAAAACCCACCTTAAAGATGGGTCAAAAGTTTTAGTTTATTTATTAAGACACATCTTCATATTCTTCTAAAACAAAATCAATGTCTCTATTATCAAGTAGCAAACAGTCTTCTTCGTTTATTTTTACAATATTAAAATTATATGAAACAATCCTGTTTCCGTATTCTTCAATGTTATCTTTCATGCTGTTTTTAGCATATTTCATTATTGCATATCTTGAAGGATTAACACATACTCAATCATCAACTTTTATATTTGTTACCGCATCTCCTACGGCAATCACTTTTTGATATTCTTGTAAAGTTTCTTTACTCTTTGTTGGGTCTAATATATTAGAACCTGTAATATAAACACCTTCATTATATTTGTATGCGGTAGTCACCACACCAGTAAACATCGGTTTAATCTTCTTTATTTTTATCATAATAATTTTCTTTCATGTATTTTTGGTGACGTCTGGTGGATAAATAACAATCGTAATTACAACATAATTTACCCAGATTTTTTAAATTAAAACTATGTTTAATATTATTAAATTCCTCCTCCGGCATATCAACATTAAATTGAGGCAAAGCATCTAAAGTTTCTCGTATAAAACGAAAACAGGAATAATATGCTTCATATGCTACTTTATATGAAATATTAAACTCCTTTGCTGCTTCTGCAATTATCTGTTGTGTGGTCATCTAAATCGAAATAAAATATTAATTTAAAGTCTTTTGCTCCATAGTCAATATTAGGTATAAATCTTTTATTAATTTTTTCTCCAATAATGATACCATTTTTTCTTAACTTTCCCATTATAACCTGGAAATGAGAAAGTTTTATTTGACAAATTTCTCTAACCTTTCGTTTTGTTTCTTCAGACATTAGAACTGAATCTAACACATCTTCATCTAAAATAACTTTTGAAAGTTGAAACCTTATCTTTACTAATTCTGAGATTACATCTATTTCTCTTGAAGTAAGTTTATGATAAGGCTTTAAAAATTCAAATCAATATTTAAAAAAAGATCCTTCTACAGAAGCAGGAATTCTAACAACATTAATATTAGCATTTTTGCTCATGATCTTTGGTAGAATCTTCGTTGTTTTGTTCAACAGAGAATAAAATTTCTTTTAATTCTGAAACAGCTAAAGAAAACAATTCTTCTTTTAATTCTTCTTTATATTCTATAATCTTAAATAAATATTCTATCCGTTTATAAAAAGATTCTGTAGCCGTTTGATTGATACGTTGCTTCAACATTTCATTTTCTTCATGCAAACTTCTTACAAGTTTTTGCATTTGTTCGTAAGTTAACTTATTAATTTGTGCTTCGTTTTTAGTTTTATTTACTTCTTCTCCCATAATTTAACTATTTAATATTCTTTGTTATACTTATTTTTATATAAGGTTTTTCAATTCTCAATATCACACTGTAGAACTTCAGTAGAACCACAATTGTCACAATAAGCCAAATCCGTGTCACCTAACGTTCTTATTTTTAAGGATAAACAATTTTCACAATAACAAACAGGTATCTTATTATATTCTTCCTTATTATAAATATCACTCATAATTCTATCTTTTTTCTTCGTAAATTATTGCCATACTATTATTTTCTGTTGGAAGAATCACAATGATGTTTTCTTTTTTAATTAGTTTTTCATTGGTTCAATCTACTAAATCTTTAATTGTACTAAAATAATGTATTTTAATCATAATATTATGTAATAAAGGGTACTTTAATTTAAAGTACCCGATAAAAGGTTTATTGAATATATGATTTTATATCACTATATCCTGTACCTAATATCTTTTTAAATTCAGTCATTTTTATTTTACTTTCACAAAGATAAGTAAAATTTTTGAATTTTCCAAATTTATTGTTTATTTTTGAAGATATTAAGTAAATATGTTTTAATTTTAGTGTATAACGTAATAATCTTTGATTTTATCTTTTTTCTTTTAATTATTAAAATTATAATAACTAAAGGAGTAAATAAAATAAGATCTATCTTTCCTATTATAGAAACATGAAAAGGCAACATAATTTTTATTTATTAAATGTATTTACACGATCTTTTCAGTATTGGGTAGTATATTCTCCACCTAATTTAACACTTTTTACTTTAGCCTC